TAAAAATGGCACACCCAGTAGGACTATAAGATATTCGCTTCCAATGTACCAATATACTTAAAATATGCTTATAATTTCTGCTATATTTCTGCTACCTATACTGAATATAAAGGAACATTGAATCTGCTCCTCGGAATGCCTTTGGATTTGTAACCACTACAAATATAAAAACTAATAATCTCATCATATTCATCACCATACTTTCATATTTTTTTAAAAAATTAATATTAGATTTTTCAATCTTTAATTCTATACTCTCCAGTAAAAAAATAGCTCCCGTAGATGAAAAAATATAAGTTAACCATTCTGCAATAGTTTTATATTTCAACACTCCTTTATATTCAGTATATTTATATAAAAAGTAAAATTTATTTCATAACCGTAATTTTAACTCCATTATCATCAGTTAAAACTAAATTTTCATTTTCAAGAAAAAATTTATTAAAATTTGTATTATAATCTCCTCTTAAATTCAAATCCTTAAAATTGAGTTGATTTGAATCATCTTCCCAAATAATAGATAATTTATATTGCATATAACTTACTTGATAATCAATAATGACAGTTACATCTTTATACAAATAAGATATATTATTTTTTAAGACAACTACATCGAGTTTCTTTTGAAAATTTATTTTATTTCCTGTAAAATTTAAGATAGCATCATATGATTTTAGTTTTATATTTCTATTCTCAATCATTTTAATCCACTCCTTTTTTTATAATATGTAGATGTTAATATTAATACACCTATTTTATATAAAAGTCAAGAAAAAAAGAGGGCAGGTATAAACCCACCCATTAATTATCTATTTGTCTATTCTCTTGTTACAACCCAATATATGTCTATTTATTTCTTTTAGACTATCTTTAATTTCTTGTAAATCACTTTTAAAACTACTTTCTATTTTATTTATCTTTTCTTCAATAATTTTATCCTTTTCATTACTCCACGTTTCAAATGCTTTTCGGTGTTCTTCATACACTATTTTATCCAGCTTTTTGTCAATCATTTCTTCAAGTCTGGTATTATTCTTTTCAAATTTCTTATCCAAACCTGAAATAATCCCCCATATAAAAACTACAATTCCCAAAATACCTCCAATAAAGGCTAAATGTTCTTGTGTTAAAGCAATCATAATAAAACCCCTCCTTATAATTTTAAAATATTGTTCCAGTGCTCATAATACTCATTAGCCTCTCTTGTTTTATCTATTATAGCCTTATCTTTATAACCCTCATTTTCTATCTTATCTTGCCAACTCATTTCTCCAAAAAGTCTTACAGCCTTGTAGAATTTGTTTATGGTACTCTTATTTACTTCTGTTTCTTTCATTATGAATTTGAAAATCTTATCAGCTAATTTTCTATTAATTCCAGTGTTGTTGTATTTTGAATATAAATAATCGTGAATAACAGCACCTTTTATCCATTTTCCATAGGGATTGTATATGCACTGTAAAGCCTTTGGAATAGACGCACCATCTGTAATAAAGCCTTTAAAGACTTTTATCTCATAGCCATTAATATCATAAACATAATCGTTCAACAATATCGCCTTGCCATTTGATAAAAGTCTTAGGTTTAATCTACTCTTTTCCATTTTTTAACTTTTTAAATATAGGTTGTAATTCTTCTACCACTGCGTCTATGGTATTTTCATTAATAAATATTCTTAAATGTTTTGGCAATTTAGATATAAACTCTTGTACTGCTTTTTTCTTTAAGTTACCTAAACCTTTTCCTTGTATAGATAATTCTTGTTCGATAGCTTCTCTGTTTACAGCTTCTTTACCCTCGTATCTCCACTTTAAAACTAAATAAACCACCAATGATACCACATAACCTAACACATTCCATAATAATTCTTTTTCCATAATTAAACCTCCTTAACTGTATCTACTATAAAATTAACAAATAAATTAACCACATCACTAATAATTGAAAACTTTAAAGACTCATCTAAATTACTTCCAAAAAAAGCCTCAGTTAAAATATAAGTGTCTTTTGAATTGCAAATACCATATCCACCTCTTGTCTTGGGGTCACTCAATTCAATAACACCTCTTACCTTACTATTAAACACATTTTGCAATCTAGCCAAAAAGTTAGTTGATAGTTTTTTTGCTTTTTCATTTCCTTTATAAATTAAACATTCACAACCATTAGCTTTATTATCCAAAGCACTATTAAAATGTAATTCTAAACAGTAATCATAATTGTGTTTATTTAATTCAGCCAATACTTTATTCATCTCTCTAACATAATTTTGGTTAGGCTCTCTCTCATAAATATCAACTATCTCAGGTATTTCATATTTAATCTTTTCTGCTATATTTTTCCAATAACTATATTCATCTCCAACTGTCATCGAAAAAGCACCTTTTGACCTTTTATTATGTCCTATTATTAAAGCAACTTTTTTCATAACTCACCTCCAAAAAAAATAACCTCCTGAGAGGCTGTATAAATCATTTTAAAAGAGGTAGCCATATAAAACTACCTCCAATAAATTTAAACCCATTTTATAGCTTCTAATTCATCTAAATTTTTACAACTCATTACTTTACTTGCAATTTGTGTATACTCCTCTTGAGCTGATGTCCCTCTAAGAATCCACATTAAATACACATTGTTGATTTCTGCAAAAGTAAACTGATGTACTGAATTATCTTTCAATCTCCAATTAATCTTTAAAGACTGTATTGCTTGACTCAGTGTTAATTTGTCATTTATGATTTCTTTTATTTTTGTTTCAAAATCATCAGGAATATCTACTTTTAAAAACTTAACTGCATTTATGATTGCTTTACTATCATTGCTCGTAGTTGCAATATCAATAGCTGATTTAACTCTTAAAAAATTCAACTCGTCTGCTTCACCCATTTGAAAAACTTTATCTTTATATTCAAAATCTGCATATAATTTGTCTAGCAAAACTTGTCTAAACCCACGCCTTTTTTGGTGTTTAGCCTCTTCAAAATTAATTATATTTTCATCAATCAACTCTTTTAAACTCTTATTTACAACTTTATCCTCTACAATTTTTTGATATTTTTTATCATATGTTATTATTTGATTATTTATCACTATTTGATTGTCTTCAAGTTTTAGATGACCTCTTTTAACTTTTTCAACCTCAGTAGCCTCCCTAATTATATTTGTTTTCTCATCATAAGTTATATAAAAAGGTAAATTATTTCCATTATATTCAATAGCATTCTCTCCTAATACTTCTTTAAAATTTTTAAGTCTATCACTATGTGTTGCTAATATTAATGAATTACCTTTTATTGCTTCTATTTTATCTATATAATAAAACATATATCCCTCCTTAACTAATTCTTAACCACATATTTACAGCATAATACGCAGGGGTAATATCAAAAGCTGAACCACTACCAGTAGAACCAATACTAGCACTGTGTGTATGGTTACCATTTGCGTGTATAGCTGGTTGTGCAACACCTGTATTTTCTCCACCTGCCACATTAGTATTCCACGTTAAAATACCCTCACGCTCGGCATTACCATTTGATACAGATTGAGTTAATTTATACCCTTTTTCTCCAACCAACTCAACACTAAGTGTATGACTGTGAGGTGGTTGTGTATGTACGTGAGGTGCTTGACTATGTGAGTGATTTCCATTTGCAACTATATTTATACTATGGTTATGTGATGGTAAATTTGCAACACTTAAAGTTTTGTTATTACTTCCACCCATTGCTTTAGGATTTTCTCCACGATTAGTTGCTTTTAAAAATCTACCCTCTATTTTTTGCCAACTTGTACCACTCCATATGTTAGCTGGGTTATCTGTTTTAGTTGTAACATACACGTCTCCTATTTTATAAGGACATAAATCTAAACTCTCTATTTTTCTATTTAATTCATCATATAAAGCCTTTAATGCTTTAGCTGTACCAAGTAAATTAGTATCATCTTGATTGTAATTATCGGTTTTATCTAGGTTATATCCTGATTTCTTTTCAAAAGTATCTAATTCTTTAATTTTTCTATCTATCTTTTCAAAATTCTCATTTTGGTCTTTTTCTACATTATAAAATTCATTTTCTTCAGGTAAATATAAACTTAAATACTCTGTATTTCTAGCCATCTTTAACCTCCTTAATCATTAAAAATTCTAGTGTTAAAAATTTGTTTGTGTGTGTATTGCTTCAAGCCTCCGTGAGTCAACTCGTGTTTATTAAGTTGCCCGTGAGTGTTATATCTGAACTCAATACTATAATTCAAGTGTGCTGGTTTTATTATGTTTATTGTATTTTTAAAGTTATCTAAATTTTGTGGTATACCTACTATGCTTGTAAATTTGATAGTAAAAGAATAGTTAGGATTATCCTCAATCACCTCAATCTCTCCATTGGTAAATGCTTTTGCAACCCTTGCTATCATTTCTTTTGTAGTTGTACCATAGCTTCTAAGTTTAGATATTATATTTTCCCTACGTTCTTTAATATTACTCATTGTATCTCCAACAGTTAGTCCAAAAATTCTTTCCCATATAGGTAAACTCCACGTTGCTGTATAGATAAAGAATTGTTTTAAAACCTCATTAGATATAATATCTAACCCATCTAATTGTAAATCAATAGCATTTTGTAATTCCTCAATCTCAACTATATCTCTATAGTACTTAGGCATATGTCTAATCAGTCTTTCAACTTTCAATTAAACCACCTCTTTATCAAGCGTAATTACTTTTAATTTTGGTATTTCTTCCTCTCCTAAAGGGATATTAACTGCACCATTATTAATTAGTAAATTATCATAATCACTAACACCATCTACATTTAATAAGATATTTCCTAATTGTGCATAGCTGACGTAATTTTGTTTAAACCCTACTTTTCTAAAATAATCTTTTATATGTTTTTCAAACTCTTTTTTTACTAATTCAAAATCAGTATTCTTAGATATTTTAGCTTTACCAGTAATTGTAATTTCCTTAGGTATTGCTGATTTAACAGTTACTGTAGCTCCAATAGGTCTTACTTCATCTAAATAATCTCTTACTCTATTTAGTAATGTCTCATCAGCTTCCTCAATAGCTGAATTAACTACAACTACTTTAACTGTTCCATTACCAGCCCATAGTGGAAATACTTTAACTCCACCTATACCCTCAACTTCCATCGTCCATTTTTTATAATGGTAGATATTTCCTGACGTTACAGGCTCTCTAACTTTAAAATAATATCTCTCTCTTAGTTCGTTATCTGTTTCTCCATCATATCCGTCCACTATTTCGGCAGGGTTGTTCACTTCATTTAGATTAGGTATTGTAATTGGAAAATTCACTATCGTATTTTTAGGTAGATTATAGATTTTACCAGTGTTTTCACTCTCAATCTTTACTTCAACTTCTCCACTAACTCCTATAGTTTTTTCTTCTGTTGTCAAGTAAATATATGTATCACTAGCAACTTTTGTTCCAACGGGTATTATTGTGTTAGGTGTACCTTTTATAACAACCTTACCTTTACTCTTAGTTGCTTGTTTCCTAAATATTCCCACCTCTTTACATATATTATCTAAGTATTCATCTTCAGCTGTTTCTGCAAAAGAGTTTAAAAATATATAATCTAATACATCTCTTATTTCTTCCATTTCTATGCTGACGGGTGCTAAATTATCATAAAACAGTCCACCCTCAGTCTTATCATAGTCATCATTGACGTTAGAGAGCATATCTTTTAATATCTGTTTCCATTCTTTTTTTATTATCATAAATAACCCTCCCATTTAAAACGTGTAAAGTCTTTTAACTGTACTTCAAATTTAGTTTTTAAAGTGTGTCTTTCAAGTTTTATTTCCAAAATATTAATATCTATAATTTGTTTGTTTTTCTTCATTGTTTCAATCAGTTCTCTTTCAAATTCTGAATATAATACAGGGGTTGGAAAACGTTGACCTAATAAATTTGCTTTATATGTCATTCCGTATTGATTATTTCCATTTTCCTTATAAATATTCCACTTATATTTTTCAGTCAATAAAACCTTTTCAATCCACATCCTTACAGACCTCTCATCGTCAGTCTTAATTAATTTACCATCACTTCTCAACATTTTTTTCTTTTGAAAATCTATCAAAAAAGTCTTACCATTTGTGTTTTTACTTTCATTAATTACATCTTTTGAATAATCTCTAAACTCTACTTTTGGTAATATTGCCATTCTAAACTCACCTCTGGTGCGTAGTTAAACACATCAACTACAAAAAACTTATCTTCTTCCACGTTAGGAATTACAAGCACATACATACCTGCCTTTAAATTAAAAACAGTTTGTAATATGAATTTTCCTTTATCTTTATTATCTTTTTCACTTTTACTTGATTTATATGTACCACTATGTCCTGATATACTTAAATTAGTATGTCCTGCACTATCAGCACCTCCACCAGTTGTGTCTAAATTGTTTATTTCACAATCAGTCGATTGGTTACCTTGTGACTCAAAATTTTTCATAGTACATTCAATCTCTAATCTATTTGTGATGGCGTTTGAAAGATAGATTTTGTCAGCGTCTATAACCCCATATCCATTTAATAATTCAATACTAATATTAGGCAAAGGTGATATAATCTTACCCAAGACAGCACCAATAGGCGATGGATTATCACGTTCTTTAAATTTTTCTGCAAGTGCTATATCCCAAGACTTTTTATTATCACTCATCACTATACCCCTCCAATTTAAGATTTATTCTGTGAATATTGTTAGAGATTGTGTGATTACTCTCTTTTATCAAATATTCCCCTTTCAAATTAAAAAGTGGTAAATCAATATCAATCACTCTACCACTCTTAACTTTGTCATCACCAAGCACATCAATACTAAAATCCTCAGTAATTCTATTTAATTTTTTTAATTCATTTTTAGCAACTAAATTAGCTTTACTAAATTCTTTTTCATCCAATGTCACTACTTGTTGTAATTTACCATACTTCTCAATACTCTTAGTGTCTTGCTCTTGTCCTATTGTTCTTACTGCACCTTTATTTTCTGTAATTACAAGTACACTATTTTTCATATCTACAATAGATTTTGTTAAAGATACTCCACCAATATTTTCATTTATATTTATAAACTTATCTTTTTGAATTTCAAATTGACCAAACACCTTTATTTTCTTATAAGGCATTATTTTTAAAGTACCATTATCAAATTCAATAAAAAACTTCTTAGAGTTAAATTGAGAGCATTGTTCTATTATATCTTTTATAACATCCGATATAGTCTTATCCTTATAGATTTTATCAATCTTAGTGTCTAATCCACTCACTTCAACTTTTATTCCAATTTCTTTACATAGAGATTTTACACAATCATTACCTATCATTTTCTTAAATTGCTTTATAACAGTAGATTTATTCAAATACCACGCCATATCATATGCTGTAAAATTAGTTATTTTCCCGTTAGGTGTTTCTGTTACAATAATAGCTTGTACTAACGTTTCTCCTGTATCATTTAGAATTTGGATAGGGTCACCAAGCGTAATATCATATAAAAACTCAAAATCTTTATCATATCTATTTACAGGTAATTCAAATTCAACCTCTACTCCTAATGTATCAACCGTATCTCTCCACGTTAAATTACCTATAATATCACTAACATCTTTATCTTTTATAATTACTTTATACATACGCACCACCTACTTTTTAGGTTTTTTATTAGCATTATCTTTAATTTTATTTTTTATTTTAGTTTTCTTATCTTTAGTAATATTAGTATTATCTTTTGTGTTTTTAGGTTTATTAGATTCAATAGGTGCAGTTATCTTATTAATAGGTAAAATATATTCAGTAATATCCAATGTGTATGGTATATCTCCTGCCCTATCTCTAAAATTGTATGTAAAATTATATCTACATAGCATATTCAATATCACCTTATATTTGTCTACAATAATTATTCTTACTGGTAATTTTAAATCTCTATATTTCTCAAAGAATTTAACATAATATTTAGGCTCTTTAAAATTAAGAAAACTCACAAAACTATATAATTTGCTAGGAAAAAAAGAGGAAAAAGAAAACTTTTTTAACCCCTTTCCTCCAATTAAATTTAATGTGTTACCATCAATAGTTGTAAACTCCTCATCTGTTGTATCACAATTCATAACCTCAATATTTTGTACAACTGGGATATCAACTATTTCTGTTTCTCCGTTATTCTCAGCTATAAAATATATTTTCATTTGCTTTTATCCTCCTACATATTACCTAATGTTCCTAATATTTTATTGGCTGTATATTCGGCATATTTTTCCATTTGTTCTCTTTCTCCAATAAAATTACCATCAATATTAATAGTCACACTTATAGATTTATTATTATTTAATGATTTTCCTTGCTCGTGAGATAAAATTTGTGTCCCAGCTGGTAATATAGCTGTTTCATTTCTTCCACCCTCATTAATTCCAGTTACTCCACCTTTAAAATAAGCAGTCCCTAATGCATGACGAGGGTTTTTAACTGTAGTTGTAGTTATTCCAGTTTTGTTACTTCCACCAATATTATCTGTTTTCTTGACTTCGTTAATATTAATAGTTTTATCTTCAGCTTTTGTGTTATTCCAAAATTTTAATTTGTCTATTAACCCCTCAAACGCTTTCTTAGCTGTTTCTATTGGGTGTAATATAACATCCAATGCTTTCATTAAACTATTCCAAGCACTCATAAAGACACCTGTTATAAAATCAGATACTTTAAAAAATGCGTCTTTCAATATACCTAATGCCTTTACAACTCCATCCCATACAGCAGTAAATATTCCACCAACAACTTTACAAACTCCCAAAATAACATCTTTAACATAGTTAAATGCACCAGCTAAACTATTCCATAGATACTCTCCAAAACTTTTTATAGTATCCCAATTTTCAGTAATTACATTTTTTAACCATAGAAATAAATTAATCATTACACTAACAGGGTTGCCAAATTTTATAATAAATTTAAGTATCTTGCCTAATGGGTTTTTATCTAATTTATCCCATAACTCTTGTACTTTCTTTTTAAATTTATCCCAATTTTTATAAAGAGCAACAATACCACCTATTAATGCACCTATAGACAATACTACAAGACCAATCGGATTGGCATTTAAAAGGAAATTAGTCACAACCATAATTCCATTGAAAAGTAAAGTTTTAGCACTAGCTATCATCATTGCTGTTTTATATACTCCAAAAGCAACAGCTACACCAGTTACAATAGGTGCTATCCAATTCCAATTGTCAATAATTTTATTAGCTAAATCTATTGCAAACGCACCAGCTTCAGTTAATATATTCCAAACCTCCGTTAATGCTGGTTTTAATTTCTCAAATATTTTACCTAATAATTCTTTAACTTTAACTATATATGGTTTAGCATTATTGTACATTTCTTCAAATTTATCAGCTAATCTCAAAATATAATCCTGAATAGTAGGTATTTTACTGTGAAACCACTCAGCTAAATTTGCAAGTTTAGGTATTAATTTCTTACCAAGTTCAGCCTGCATATCACCAAAAGCACCTTTCATTGCAACGATTTTACCCTCATCAGTTTCTCTAAGTGCTTTATTCGTTCCACCAATAGACTTCTCTAATTTTTTATTGATAAACTCAATTCTTTGTTCTGCACTCATAACTTTAAATAATTTTTCTTCATTTGCAGTTAATACGACTCCATATTTCTTTAAGGCATTGACTTTACCATTAATTGCTTTCCCATATAGTTCAGCTATACCTATTGCGTCCTCTTGTGTCCCATTTAACCCTTTATCATAAGCAATCATATCGTCAAGTATAGGCATTGTCTTTTTAATTTGGTCTGCATTCATTTTAAATACAGCTAATCTACTTGCACCTGCAACAGCAACATCATCTCCAACAACCCCTATATCTTGTAAAACACTAGCTTCATCTTTTAACATTTGGATATGTTCTTTGCTGAATTTAGCTTGTTTCATTAAATTTGTTTCCAGTAATTTATCAGCTTTTAATTTTTCTTTTGCACCATCTATAGATTGTTTTATAAATAAACTTGCACCAGCCATTAAAGCACCAAAACCAATAGCACTCCATTTAACAACTGTTTTCATACCTGCTTTTATAGCATTAGTAAATTTTTGAACAGATTTACTGGCTTGTTTTAATTTATTTTTAGTTGTACCTAATTTATCATTTACTTTATTTAATGGGGTTGTAAATTTATCTCTTAAACTAAGAATTACACCAACAGTCTTCGACATAATACCCTCCTTTCTTGTAAAATAAAAAAAGAGCAGATTAAACTGCTCTCAATCAAAATATATAATTTTAACCTTTATTCACTCCTAATTCAACAAGTTCTCTAAATGTCTTTTCACTTATTTCTTCTTCATAGTCATTGTTTATATTTAATGTATAAAAAACTCTGTCTGAACCTATGATTTTTTTCTCTCTTACACACACATCATAATCATCAAAATTAACACTTACATCTTCCCCATTAGCTAAAGCTATTTTTTGTGTACCACTTATACTCATAATAACACCCCTTTAATAAAATTATTATACACAAAGTGTACTATGATTATTTTATTTTGTCAACTATATATACAATATTTATGAATTTTTATTCAATCTTTCAATTTCTAAATCCATCGTAGCCATCATCAATAACTTTTCTTCATACTCTAAATTAAGTAGATACTCAATTTTAAAACCTCTTAAAACATAAAAAGAGAGGAAAGCCATATCAGCGTCCCTCAAAATTAGTTTTTTAGTTCTTCAATCTCCTCATTATCAGCAAGTCCATACAAAGCTAAGATAAATGTAGCAAGTTTATTAATTTCTCCTAAGTTTTCCTCAAACACAGGCATTACCACATCATATGGCTCTACAACTTCATAAGCCTCTTGCAATTCTTTTTTCTGTAATATAGGACAATGTTTATAAATTAATTTACAGTTAGCTTTATATGCTCCATCTGTACTTTTATCCTCAGCACTATCCATTATTTTTATTACTTCTCTTGCTTTAAGTTTTACAACTTCTATTGTTCCACCTAAAACTTCTGAATTAAACAATGCGATTTTCATTTTATCATCATTAGATTGTTCTTTTTTAGCAATTAACATTTCCAAAGTTATATTTTTAGCCATTTATTATATCCTCCTTAAATTAATTCAATAAATCTATAATGTGAAAAAGAAAATGGTACTTCTTCCTCTCTTAAACTTTTGTTCTCAAATTTTAATGCCATTAGTTCATTAATAGTTACACCAGTTAATTCAACTCTTTCAGCACCATATGCACTTGGGTCATCTAATTTAGCAACTATTGTGAAATCAGGCATATTACCACTTCTTATAGCGTCACCAATTAATTTAGCGATTGAGCTATCTATTTTATGTAGTGTCATTGTACCCTCTCCACTATAACCCATATATCTTTTATGTTTTCCTAAATCTCCCATTATATCAACATCTTCATAATCTAGGGTTATTTTGGCTTCAAATGATTTTACTGAGCCAACTTCTTGACCATCAAACCATACAGCACCAAAACTACCTCTTATAATTTTATTTTTATCCATTTTATTAAACATAGATTAACCTCCTTAAAACATATTGATAGTAAACTTAAAGTCTTCAACAGCATTTAGTATCTTGATATTTGCTTTCATAAATACTTTTTTCTTAAATGTTAGTTTTTTAATTTTCTCATCATCCCAATCTTCAACTTCTTTTTTACCAACACCTAACCAAGCCAATCTTTGTGCCTCAACGTCTACTTGTGAATAGTTGTCATACTCTTTATCTAATATGTCCTCTCTTTCAAGTTCTTTGAAATAAGCATTAATTGCTGTGAAAAATAGCACTTGATTATCATATTTGTTTTTATACTTACCTATCCACTTTTTGAATGTTGAATAAATATCATCTCTCATTAAATCCATAGATTCAATTATGATAATATCTTTCATGTCTTCAGTTTCATCTTGTGTAATTTCTTCCAAAGACGTGCAACCTCTCGCAACTCTTATATCTCCCTCATCTTTGTATAGGCAAAAACCACCTTTATCAATAACATCATCAATCTTGTTAAAAATACTTACTTCTTTCAAATTTCCACATAAAAAGCTAGTTGCTGAACGAGTCATTGGTAAACCAGCTAACATACCTAAAACAGATGGTATATATTGCCAACCATCAACTTCTCCTCTACCATCAACAAAAGTTACTTTGTCATTCATTAGGTTTACTATTCCTTTGTTGTCAGGTTTTGTAGCTTTAAATACCACAGCTTTATAAGTTTTTCCAGCTTTTCTAACTGATTTAATCCAACTTACTAAAGTTGCTGTATCTCCACTTGACCCATCATAAGCAAGTCCAATCCAATTTACTCTTTCTTGTGCGACTATTTTCAATGTATCAGCTAATGTTCCAGCACCATTGTTAAAAACTAATACTTTATTTGGCGTATATTCAAATGTATCCTTAACTAAAGGTAATACCTCTGCTGAATAATCATCAGGGTTGATATCAATTACTGTTTTATACTCTTTCATAGTCCAATTTTTACCAACTTCATTTACTATTAATCCAACTATTCCTAATTGGCTTCTTTTCACAGCTGTTACAGCTAATTGTTTAAAAATTATTTCAATACTAGGTAATCCCATATTCTATAACCTCCTATTTTATCTAAAAACGATATTCTAGTTCTTCCATCATTTCACTATCAACATCATTTTCTATTTGTTCCATTGTTAAGCTATCAAAACTAGCAATCAATACACCCTCATCTGTTTCATCAAAATCAATATCATCGACAGGTATGATAAAATCATCTGTGACTTTTAATGAGCCTAAAAAAGCGTCCTCTATTGCTTCTGTTATCTTTAAACGTTCTAATCTACCTTTACCTATAACACTATTAAAAAAGTAGATTCTTATTGTAAAGTGACGCTCTTTATAAGTAGTCATAAAAGCACTTGTTTTTAATCCGTCCAACTCAGTTCTAAAACTAGGTCTATTAAATTTTTCAGATAAATCTTTACTATCAATTTCAATATCAGGATAAGCATTATTTAAGGTAGAATTGACAGCTTTTAAAATATCACTCAACTTAACCATCAAAAACCTCCATTTTTAATAACTTCATCTACAAAACCCTCTGTCGACTTTACAAATTCATCATAATAATCTTTATGAGCCTGTTCCAATACAAAATACCCTTTTTTAAACCCGTGTTCTTTACCAGTTCTATCTTTGATAATGTGACCTTTTTCTATCAAATGAGCGTGAGGCATATAGTTATAAACTCTTATGCAATCATCCTCACCATTCCATTTATAATATCTACCACGTTTAAAACCTTTCATATAATTACCAGTTTTTATCTTTACTTTGCTTTTAGCAATTTTTTTAGCAACACCTTTTAATTTATTACCTTGCTTTTGTAAAAATTTTTTTGTTTCCTTAGGATATTTTTTTGCAAGTTTTAATACTTCTTTTTCAAGACCATCTAATTCATCTGTTGTAAACCCGTCCATTGTGTTACTCCTCTGTTCTAATGCAAAAAACTTCCATAAATTGATTATCTTTGAAATCTCTGTTGAAATAGATAACTTGATACTTTAAACCCTCAAATAAAAAAAACCAATCCTTTTTTATACCCTGAATTGATTTAATCCGAAAGGTAAACTTGAATTGGTGTTGATTTATTTCAGTATTGGCTTCTCCATTTTTGACGCTTGAATTGAGTGGTAATATTTCACAATAAGCACGTTTTAATAATTCAGGTACTGTATCATTTTCTCCTAATTCATTAGGATTATTAATCATATGATATACCTCAACTAAATGTCTTAATTTTTTAGTAATATTAATCATAATTACCACCTACTTGTAATTGTGTCATTAAACTTCTTACAGTATAACTAAAATCTTTACTTTCAGCGTGTTCTCGGTTGTCATACCAGTCTTGTAATAACACACATGCAATTATTCTAGCTCTGTTTCTAAATTTTTCTTTTTCAACTTTTTTATCAAAGTCATCTATGCTATCTCTTAGATAATCCATCGTTGCAACCAGTAAAGATTGCAACAACAAATCATCATCATCATAATCAATTCTTAGATAATTTTTAGCCTCTTTTAAAGTTAAAAATCCATCCATAAATCAATCTCCTATTTTGTAGCTAATTCTAAATAAACCATAGCCTCAGCGTCAACCTTAGCAACATCAAATCTTTCAATAGCTCTTATAAATGTAGCATTCATACTAAAACCAGCTTCAGTTGATAACGCTAATTCTAATCCCTCTCTATCAAAAAATGTTATAAACTCACTCATATCTCCAACAAATATTGGTGCTTTTGTAGTGTTCATTGGTAAAACTGTGTCTTTTAAAACTATGATTTTTCTACCTTTATACATTTTTTGAGTTGTATTTTGTAAATTTACTTCTAGTAAAGGTCTATTTTGTTTATCAGTTAAATTATCTAAGAAATTAAAACCACTTTGGTTAGTTAAGATAATTGCGTTTGCTGATATTGCTGGGTCAAGGTCTACATTTAATGCTGTATTTATTCCAGTGTAGTCAGCTATTGCTTTTGGTGTTAAAGTCTTTAATATATCTAATATCTTTTTGTTTTCAGTGTTTACAGCTTTTTTAGCAAATCTTTTACCAATATGTGCTGTTAAATTAGCTGTTTCATCAGCAAGTAATGAGTTTGACACTGGGATAATATCTCCATAATCTTTTGTTTTATAAGATACTTGACCGAAATCTATATCTGATTTATTTAAAGTGTTTAATTCCTCAAATGAAATTAATTCACCATCTCCACCCTTTTCAATCGGCATATTACCTGATAAAGTTTTTATACTTACAACATTACATAAAGTCTTTAATTCAACTCTTTCTCTTTTTAATTCTTTAATTTTTTCAAATTGTTCTATTGGTACTAAATATCCACCTTTACCATCTGTTGCTTCAACTTGTCCAGGCGTTCCAACAGCGTTTAAAAACTGTCTTTCCTCATCAGTGATTGATTTCCCTTTTAAAACTCTATTGAATAACACATTAACATTCATATCATTTGTAATTTCTACTTTTTTGTTTCCCATAGCTTCTAATGCCTCCTCTGTTTCCACTTCTTTTATTTTATTTTCTAATTCTTTAAATGCAGTCAATTTTGCATGAGCGTCTTCGATTTTTCCCTCATCTTTAAGTGCTTTTATTTCATTTCTCATTGCTTCTAATTCTTTTTTCATTTCTATTGATTTTTTCATTAATTTAACCTCCTATTGATAGCTCTAAATCTATCTCTTTTTTCATTTTTTCTAATCTTTCAGTATCCTTAACACTATTTATAATAGCTTCAGGAATATGATTGTATTTTTGTTTTGTATCTACTTTATTCAAGTAAATAGGACTATTATCAACTTTTACATTGAAATAATTTAAACAATCCTTACCAGTAAACCACGTTTCAGCTTTCATTAAATCGTATATTTGTTCTCTTGTTACACCCTCAATAGCTTTTTCCATATACGTATTTATAATTCCATCCTCAATTTTTTCCATTACTTCTATTTGTTTTAAAAAATCATCAGCATTACCAAACATTCCACAACTTACTCTGTGTATCATAAGATAAGCATTATCAGGTATTACTATTTCCTTACAACCGAAAGCAATAATAGACGCTGAACTAGCTGATAACCCATCTACATAAGCAATAGTTTTACCTTTGTGATTTTTAAGCATATTTGATATAGCAACCCCTGCAAATACATCACCACCATAAGAATTAATATGTACGTGTACTTCTCCTGCTTCTTTTAAAGCATTAGCAACATCTAACGGATACACATTTGGGTTTTCTAAATCAAAAAATTCATAAAAACCATCATTATCACTATCACTAACTATATCTCCATTGATATAAATTTCAGTAATATCTGCTTTATTCTCAACTCTCAACCATTTCTTATCCACTTGTGCCACCTCCTTTTTTATAAGCAATTCCTATATCTTCCAATCGTACATAACTTCCATTCATAACAATAATATCTCCACCCTCAACAGCAGGTAATCCTACAAGGTTTCTAGCCTCATTAATCGTGTATACTCCTGATTGGATAAATTTAGTAATACATTCTGCTTGGGTCTTCAAGTCACCTTTCAAAATACTAGCAACATTAAATTCAAATCTTAATCCACTCAATCTTTCCTTTTCAGTTAATAGCTTTAAATTAAATTCCTCCTCATAAAGAGTCAAAATATACAACAAAGTATCAACATAAAAACTTAGATTTTGCATTTCTGAGTTAGAATAACTTGATTTATCATAGTCATTAAGATGATTAGGTTTTACTCCGAAAGCACCTGCTATTTGTAAAGCTGTATATTTCTTTAACTCAAAAAATTGAGTATCACTCAACTTCAAATCCAATGGTGTCAACTCCATACCCAAAGGCAATGGAAATATACCACTAGGATTGGAATTAGTATTTATAAACTCTTGCATAACTTCCAGCATTTTCTTTTGATTTTCCTTACTCAAATCTCCAGTGAATTTCAAAACAGCCTTAGCTGTTAATCCACGTTCATAGAGAGTATTTAAGTATTTTTGACTTGCCTTTACTCCATTAAATGTAGTTGCTAATGTTTCTCTAACGCTAACCCCGACTATCCCGTCTTTACTTAATCCACCTTTTAAATGCAATATATTTTCACTATCAAACACATATGTTTTTCCATTGTGATTATATTCATAGTATAATTTTTCTTCTCCACTGAATAATTTAGCGTTATCAATTAAAATCCTTACATTTTGAGGGTGCATTGGATATATACCAACTAATCTACCCCTATTATCATAAGACAAATAAGCATAAGCATTCCCATGATGATTTCTCCAAGTTTCTAATAAAGTCATCATTGGTGTAGAGGTCATAAATGGGTTAGGTGCAAACTTTAATTTTTGCAAAGCCTCGTGGTCTACTATCCTGTTATTTTTACTATCTTTCAAATGAATTGATAATTTACCAACACTTTCACTTAACACTTTTAAGCAGGTGTAATAGGTTATCTCAGATAAATCATTATCAACATTTATTCCAAAAAACTCCTTGAAATTCATATTATTAATCTGTGTTGTCTTTTCACTTTTATTAAAAAATCTTTTAAATATGTTTTTCACTCATTACCACCTCCTTTACCAAACGAGTTTAACCAATTTTCAACTAATTCATCATTATTTATATTTTTTTCTTTATTCAATAGCATTATTTTCCAAGCGTCTATAATGGCGTCCACTGGGTCAATTCTGTTTTTTTGTGATTGTTTATCAATCTTTTTTTCTCCAAAACTATTAGAGGTAGTGGTCGCATTTGCTATACTCCATTTCAATAATTCATTATGTTTGTCATACATTACTTGTAATGCTTCAACTGATAATGCAAAATCTACTGTGGCGTCATTTAAAGATTTAGCTGATTGCTTTACTTCTGTTAAATCACAACCTAAAAAATCTAAATCACTTAGAAAACTACCAGCATTATGTGCGTCATATCCACACTCTAAAATTGTTAAATTATATTTATCTATAATGTCTTTTAAGTGAGAAATTATATATTTATAATCTGTTTTCATTCCAAAAGCACCAGTTGTTAAAGTCAATAAACCTTTTTTTACCCATATTTGATAAGGTACATCATCAGTCTTTTTATGTTCTTCAAGCCTCAATTCAGGCATAAAAGAATGGCTATAAATGTAAATCTTATGGTCTTCAAGTGGAAATACTAAAGCTATACTTGTCAAATCTCCACCCTTAGATAAGTCAAAACCTAAATAACAACTCTTACCTTTCATATCAGCTAAGGTTAAATCACTTTCACAATCTTTTAACTTTTCTAAATTGATATATTGTCCTGTACCAGTAGTCACCCATCTATTCAGCTGTTTAGTTAGAAAATTGACTAACTCAGCACCACCCTTTTCCTTAGCGTCAATAGCTTTTTGTGTAATTATTTCTATTTTCTTTTTATTAGGGGTTATTCCATCCTCCTCATACAAGTGATATGGATTAGCTTTTAACCAATTTCTCCAATCCCATATATCATCATCTTTATCCATTTCACATATAAAAATAAAAAGAGTGTCTTTTTGAATTACACCCTCTAAAATCTTTTCACAAAATTTATAATGTTCATAACAAAAGCTATTTAAGTTAAAACCAGCAGTTGTTATAGCAAGTGTTAAAGCATTATCAACATCAGCTTGACCATCTAAAAGTAATTTGTAAATTTGGTTATTTGGGTGAGCATGTAATTCATCACATATCGCAAGAATATTACCAAACCCATCCATACCTTTTGTGTCTTTACTTAATGCTTTTATAACACTACCAGTTACTATATTTTGTATTGTTCTATTATGTTCTTTAACTTTAAATAACTCACTTAAATCTTTATCACTCTCAATAAAATTCCTTATCTCATCCCATACAATGTTAGCTTGGTCTTGTTTTGTGGCTGCACAAAATATACGTTCCTTTATACCAATCATTGAACTAAACAATGTACTTTCAATTCCACTTAAAAAACTTTTTCCATTTCTTCTACCAACCTGCAAATAAGCCTCTCTAAAACGCCTATCACCTGTCTTTTTCTTCTTCCAACCGTGCAAACTTCCTATGATAAACTCTTGAAAACCCCTTGTCTTTAATTCTCTACCATCTTTCATAATTAAATTATTAGCAAAATTGATAGCAAATTCAGCCTCATCAACATCAAACTTATAGTCAAATTTCTTATTTTTAAGGTCGTCAAGGTGTCTTTTACAAGCTAAATACTCTTTTCTCCCTGTTATCTTTTTACCACTCACTACCATTTTGGCATAAGCAGTCGTTCTATCCTTAATCATAAATTATGCTTGTCTTTCTTTTAGCATTGTAATAAATTTATTTTCAGGCTTTTCTTCTTTAACAGGGACAATCAATTTTAGTCTATCAGTAGTAGCTAATCCTAATTTTGTTGAGGATTGCATTATATATTTAACATATTTTTCTTGCACGTTTACTAATGGATTTATAAACTCTAATTCACCAGTTTTTGTCTGTTTCTTTTTTACTACACCCTCAATTTCAAGTTTCTTAGTTGTTTCAACATAACCATCATATGCGTTACAATATATAGCTAATACACCTAAATCTAAATTATCTAAAATGTTAATCTTGTCACATTCACTAACAACTCTATCAAATTCAGCCTTAGCATTTTCACTCAACCAATCAGGTGCAACTAAATCATCTCTTTCAGCTTTTAATTTCTTTTCTGCTTCTTTTCTTGCTTTTATTTTTTCTTTTCCTATTTTTCCTGTACTTACATCTATAACTTTTCTTGCTCTACTCACATTACACCTCCTGTCAAGTAAAATCCCTTTACACGTAAATCCTATATATTGGCAATTTCTCTAAGAAATAGAGGGGTTGCGATATCAAACCACTTACAAAAAACTTTAATTACCTCCCCCCTACCATCATCTCAAATGAAATAAATTCATTATTATAATATTTATTTAGTATATCAAATAATTTATTTTGCATATTCTTTTTATCCTCATCACTCTTATCATATTGAGCGTGGATATAATTGTGTGTCTTATCACTAATCCATATCAAGTTATTAATATCTAATGCTCTTGACCTATTATCTTTTAGTTCTTCAATATGATGGGATAATGTCCCTTTAACATATTTATTATTAACCATCAACTCGTATAAATCTAAACCATTTGCTTTTAATTTACAGATATCCCTTAGTGTCTTCCACTGTTTACTATTATAAAACTCTGCACTCTCATTATCTCTGTACTCTCTGTTATACATTTTGTGTCTATCTTTTACACAATCACATTTAGCATTACTAGGTATTTTCTTCCCACATCTAGCACACAACTTCATTAACATAATATCCTCCACATAAACTAAATTACATAAAAAATAGAGGCTTTTTATAGTTGAGCCTCAAACAACTTCTTACAAGGACATAATGTAAATAAACAAAGAGAAAGTAAAAAAATGCACTCAGAAATCTTTTACAATTTCCTATATTAACATATTAACATAAAAATTTTCTCCTGAAAATATCCCTGTTTTCTCCCTGTTTTCTCCTTTTTGAATATTTGTCAATACCTACTCAATAGCAAATCAACTTCTGTGCTAAAAAATGTATTTCTAATGACCCTAATACTTTATTCTTAGCTTTATACACACTACTAACATTAATGTCAAACTTCTCTGCTATTGTTTCATAAGTCATCTTATTAAAGTATTTCATAGGAATAAAATCATAATATTTGTGCCCTTTCACCATATCTAGTGCCTCATCTATCCTAAATAAAATTTCTTCATAACGTTGAATATTGTGATATATTCTATCTCTTGTTTCTTCCAACTTTTCCAACTCACTCTTATATTCATAGCAGTTTTGGTTATTTAATTCTTTCAATCTATAAGATTTTTCTAACTCCACATTAGTTAAATGCTTCTGTTCTTCTTTTAATCTATTTCGATACTTAGGATAAGCATATAACACATCTTCTATCTTTTTAAATACCACCTTTTGTTCCATTTTATTTATCCTCCTTGTTATCATCCTCATCATCATTTTTTCTCTTAGGTAAACTTAAAACATACAAAACAGATAATATCAATAATACAGTTAATGAATAATCACTCATTTTTTAATCCACCACCTTTATTCCAACATCCAATATCTCTATATTACTCTTAGCCTTATTATATATTTCCCTTATTTCCTTACAAAATCTTATCTTTTCTTGTTCCATTTCTTCATCACTCAAATAATTTTCCCTATATAAATATGCTTTAAAATTTCTGTCTTTTAATTTTACATCAATTAAATACTGTATCATTTTATTTACCTCCTCATTTAAACTCATAACATAGTGTTTTTAAGAGTTAAATCATAATAGCTATACTTTTCTATGGCAAGTCTCTTTTTAACAAATCTATAATCTTTAAATTTATTACTATAAGTTTTCAAGTGAGTATATTCACTAGCAGTTAATTTATCTGCTTTACGTTCTAATATTAATTTCTCTGCTCTTTTAAAATCAAATTCGTTTTTCATAATATCCTCCTTAGTTGTATTATCTATTTAGCAGGTACAGGTGGTCTACAAGACATAGTGTCCTTATAGATATCAATAAATTCAGCTAGTCTAATTCTACACAAATGATAATCCTCATCGGCAAGACTTCTAAATACACTATCTAACAATAATGCTTGTCTAGCACTTAATCCTTTTGTTATTTCAGCAATAATTGCATTCCATTCAACACCTGTATACTCTTTTGTTCCATGTTCTATTCCTAAATCTGCAATATCCAATACAATAGTATCTGCACCTGCTTCAATAATCATATCCAAGTATTTAAGTGCTTTTTTGTAGTCTTCTAATTTATTTTTCTTTTCTGCTCTTACCAAGTATTTCATAATATTACAAAAGCAAAACACATTATAATTTCCTTTTCCAACCCAAGCACTTATAAAGTCTTTACATTCTAATCCAGTGTTTCCAATTTGATAGTGATTAGGTTGATTTACATTTTTATCTATCCTATCATTATTCACAAGTCCTCTATTATATTCAGCTAAGTACACCAAAACTAACTCTCCTTTTATTACTTCTCCAACAATTCCATACTCTTTAATATTGTCAATAAACTCATCACTACGAACAATAGGATAAGATTTCTTATTGCAATACTTCACATAATCCTCATATATGTCTTTAAAATATCTAAATTTTCCAAACTCTTTTGTATCTGCAAAATAATTTCCAACACTATATTTCATATATATCCTCCATTTTATATCATCAATTTTATATCAGGGATTGATTTTTCCTTTTAATACCAATATATTATAGGTATAAGGGACAGATTTTAGGACGATTGTTTTTATCATATCCCTCAATAAAGCATTGATACCATTAAGAAAATTATCAAAAGGGATACAAGGGATAGTTTTTTTCATAACCCTCTCTCTATATATATATATATTTATTTATTTATTTATTTATATATAAGATAGAGAAAATGTATCCCTCCTATCCCTTTCCTTTTAATACCAATGCTTTTTTGATATAAAACTATCCCTAAAACTATCCCTGATGTATCCCTTATTGGTATAAATCTATCCCTATTGTTGTTATTGGTTTATTGTTATTATTGGTTATTTCTTTTTAACTTTTATAACACCATTACTTTTATAAGTTTCTAAGCCAAACTCAATAAGTCTATTGCTGAATTTCTTTTTGCTAACAGCATAATAACCACTCTCTTTACAATATTCACAATATAAAACATAAAGTTTACTATAAGTGTTGTTAGTTAAGTCTTCTGTAAATTTATCAGGGTCATTTTCTTCAAAAAACATTGCTATATTGTCACTTTCTAACAAGTATTTCTCAGTTGCTTGTGTTACTGCGTCCACCTTAGTTAGTTGTCCGTGATTGTCATATATTCTTTTTAACCCATTTAGTGCTAAATTTAATAATGTACTTTTTGCACTGTCTGTTGATAATTTGTAATCCATATCCATATCTCTTTTTCCGTCTTCAACTTGTGCGTCACAATGGAAACACACAACACGTCTTGCAACTCCACCTGATTTATCCTTGAAAAATGGTATTTCATTACAAGTGAATATTAATGTTGAGGCAGGTCTAAATTCAAATGGATTTACATATAATGGTCTACATAAAATTTTGTTTCCACTTGTTATAGTCTTCATTGCTCTACTGTCTTCAATCATACTTGCTTTAATATCATCTCCACAGTTTACAAGTT